CTCCAGCGGCCGTCGCTTCAGCTACCGCCTGCAAAGACGCGTCTTGCTTACGATCATAATACATTTCTCGCTGGCAGCGGACAAACTCCTCATGTGACATATTGAAAATATGCTCTGTGACCCAACGGCGCGAGAAATAGCCCTCGGTGGCAGAGCCAGCAATATCAAACTTCATCTTCCAATGCTCTAATTCTTGCAACTCTGCTATCTTAGATGGGTTGTTAAGCGATAGCGTAAAGTTGATTAAATCGTCTCCTCTAAAGCCTAAAGTATACAAGTGAATGATACCAATTTTCTCTAGCTCGTGGATAACGGTTCTTTGTAATCGCTGTACTGTTCTCGCAAAACGAATATCTTTTTGGGCTAGTGTGGTTTTATCCTCAGTGGCCCCTTCTCCCATCGTAAGATATGATTGAGGAACTTTTAATGCCGAAAAGAGTTTATCACGAAGATATTTGATATCATCAATTTCAGTTGTGTTTGAGCCGCCGGCAATATTTGTTATATCTGTAGCAGAGCCTGCGCGGACTGGAATGTAATAATCTTCCTCAATAGAGAGGGGGTTGTAGCGCAAATCAACTCGACCAGTATCTTTATCGACAATTGAATGCCTTTTAAGTTGTGACACAATTTTCTGCATATACTGCTCAACGTCCTGTGGGGGGATCGCCCCCACATCAATTTTAAACACACGACGTTCGGAGGAGCGCACGATACGATATGCCATCATGGCGTCTTCCATGAGCACAAGCTGGCGCCATATTCGGCGGGCCGGTTCTAATACAGAAGTGCCATAGGGTGAATACTTATCATTTCCAAGAATTCGAAAGTGAGCTATCTGCCAATTCTCAAAGGTCATTCCAGCAGAGTTCCACTGATATTGGACATAATTTGGGTTTGTTGCGTCCAAGCCTTCAAGTCTTTCCATTTCTTGTAATGGTAGCGAGATAGTAGATTGGACACCATGTTTGTCGTCGATGTCCAAATATAGCATGAAGTCACCATATTTGCACATTGTGCGGCACCAACCAAATAGATTGTATTCAACATTCATAACGTTGCGATAAAGAATATCAAGAACTGCCTTAATCTCTTCATTTGAACAATTGATATTTAGCATTGGTCGCAAATTAGAAAATGTTGTCATTTCATCAGCATAGATGTCCATAGAAGATGCTATTTCTGGCATGTACTCCATTTGATCAAAATCAATATATCGTTCGGAACGACGCTGATTTGTGATCGCATTCGCTGCAATAGTATCTAGCGGATTATATTCCTGCCTCTTAAACTGCTGACCGGAGGCGCTTCTGAATCTAGAGGAAAATTTATCCAGATGTTGTCTTCTGATTCTTCGACCCGACTGAGATCGGTAATTGATAATAGGGCCTGAAAACAATCTCGTTAATTTCTTAAACAATGTCGATTGTCTATTGACTGGGTTTTTGCCTTGTTTTGGGTTTCTTGGTGCCATTTATTTTCTCACTTTATAATCCACATATACTCACTATAGAGATCTTGTGCTTCTGTTATCTTATCAAGAGCGTTGTCTTTTTTGTAGCCTATTTGTCCTTTTATTTTAGTATCGAAAGTTGTTCTAGATGTTATGATAGCATCAACAAAGGCTTTTTGATAATTTAAATCGCGCTGATTTGATTGGAGGGCAGTGTCTCTTACCCAACACGCAATTGCTAATGCCATAACTAAGTCATCATTATATCCTTTTAGTGCCTGTGGTTTTCCATTTGTCCAAATAAATGTTCTCAATTCATTAGCCAAACGAGAAGAATATGTTGTAATTAGTTTGTTTCTGATAAACTCTTCTAGTTTCGCCACCACAAGAGGGCGCGTCTTGGAGGACGTTGTGAAGCCTGCTATAGCTGAATTACTGTGTTCTGCCATATGCTGTTCAATATACTCATGGGTTGATTTAACAGAATAATATATATTCGGATATGCAAACTCAACTAATTTATCAAGAACCGTATAACCGATACTATTATTCTCTACGACGACCATCGCATTTCCAAACTCTCTGCCTACCTGATTTAACATATTAGCATATAAATCGGGTGCCGCCTTTCCTTGGTATTCTCCAATAACTTCTAGTGTCTCTACTTTTACAATATGAAATGTGGAATAATCTGCGCCGTCGCCTCTAGCAACATCTGCAACTAGTAAATAATTGTACGCAGGATCGTACTCTTCCCAAATCCAGAAGTTGCGGTCAAAGCCTGTTCGATATTTCGGCTCGCGAATATTAGACATTATCCATTCCATGGCATCTGAATCAATGACGGTCTCGCCAGAAGTATTGAAATTACATTCAAGCTCTTGTGCAATCTGGCGCTTGGACATGTTTTTTGTCTCTTTCTTAAACCACTCTTCATCTCTCTCGGGGTGCACATCCCACATAAAAGTTGTTAATTTAAAATTATTTTCGGCAGATTCGGCGCCAACACAAATTTTATGAAACCAATTCCCAACGCCATTTGGGGTTGAAATGGCGATACACCGACCACCAGTTGATAACGTGGGATATAAACCGGTCCACAACTCTTCTAGCCCATCGATGTGAGCAGCCTCATCAAGCACTAAAAGCGACAATGCTTCGGAGCGGCCGGCATCGCCCGAGGTTGAGGCAGCCTTAATAGTAGATCCATTTGAAAGCTCGAAGGACGTTCTGTTGTCAATTGAGATCTTTGCGATACGAACCCAATCAGGCAAGTATTTCATAATACTTTTAACTTTGCGCACCAAGTTGCCAGCAGTTTCAAATTTGGTTGCCATAACAAGAATAGATTTGTCGCGATGAAACAACATCATCCAAACAATATAACCGGCTGTAAGTGTTGAAATGCCAAGTTGGCGGCCTTTGTTTATCACATTAAAACGATAATCATTAAAATATTTTAACAAATCGTCTTGGTAATCAAAGGTGTTAAATAAAATAAGGCCGCGCATCGGATGTGATATGCGGGCATATGTATTGAGAAAATAAATTGGATCTTTACCGCACTTTAATATTTCCTTGACCTGCGCTTTTTTGTCTAATTGAAAACTCATACATCTTTCAGTGCCGCAACAACCTCATCCCTGTTGGCGAGATTGCCTTCTCCATCTAAAACAATCATTTTCTCCATGCCCTCGACATGCATCATTTGAATTAATTCATCGTCAGATTTTTGATTAAGACCCTCTGGATCTGATACGTCGTATAACTCATCTGGGGCGCCCATGTCGAAATAGTGGCCTTCTGCCAGCACCTCTTTAATTAAAGACAAAAGCTCCTCAAGTTGGAAGCCTGCCACTGGGCGCCCTTCGGCGCCGGGGGTGTAAAGCGATTCGGGCTCCTCCTCTTCTGGTTCNCCGAGATCGACGCCGGGAAGCTTTTCAAAAACCAGTTCAAATATCTCTGATACTTCTTCGGGACCCTTTCCCTGAATCAGTTCCCCAATTGTGACAACAAGTTCATCTTGACTCATTTCGGCGCGGAATGGCTTTTCCATAGGATAGGTTTTGTCGGCCGTCGGTGGCTCGTCAGCAACGGTTTCATCGCCTCCTTTAAAGTCGGGATTGTATGAGGGGGCGCCGGGGTCTTTGCGAGGATCATAGTCTGGATCACCTTTTATCTTTCGCAACAGATCCAGGGCAGCCTTTGACTCTGTGACCCCTTCTTCTTTCAGATATTCTTCTAGAATAATGCGATAAAGATCGTTACGAGAAATATTCATTCTGATTATTCTCCGCTATTTTTAGGGCGAGTATCATTCTTCGGGCGTTTGCCCTTCCAGCCGCCTTGATTGAGAAACGTTACCCAACTACGCTCAACACTGGGTCCTGATTCGGGATAGTTCTGCATATCCTCGGATAGGCCACCGACCTTATAGTGCATCTTGGCTGTTACCCAAGAGCGTACCCGGGAAGAATTTTCAACACGGATGTCAATTTCGCCTTTCTTGGTTAATGAAACAGTGTTGCCGGTAATTTTGCGATACTCTTTTCGAAGAAAAGAAGCTACGTCGGCTACGCGCTGCTCTACATCAGATTCAAAACCCTTAGTATAAACTTCCTTAAGTTGAATTTCAGAATGATATCCTATGCACATCATGTTCCCATAAAACACAACATTAAATCCATCCATCACTCTCTTATCAAGAAGCGGATTGCCCTCTTCTCTTTGGAGCCCTGCGAGCAAAGGCTCTCCACTTTCATCTAATGCTCCATCATAGGCATTAGCTGCGGCCTGCGAAAGCCCTTGTACAATTTCGTATACGGTTGCCATTACTGGTCTCCTCTCATTTTCTTATACTCTAAATAGTGTTTAACAGAAGAAAGGTAATCAGATGCCTTAGTGATCTTTGCCTGTACCCACGCATCTAGCTCTTCTCCATCCTCTATCATCTGTTCTAATTCTGTTGCATACTCTGCGGCGCGATATAATTGTGATTTTGCCATGCGGCCTTCGCCATGGCCATCCACAGAAGCTGAATGCGTCGGTGTCTCTTGTGACGGCGCAGGGCCGCACATTTCTGTAACGCTCTGTTGTTCTCCTGCTTCTGGGGCGCCCACTCGCTTTTTGAGTAAATCAAATACTCTTTGGAGTACCACTCTTTTTGAACTTAAATCAACACCGGGCATCTCGGCAAGCTCTAAAAGAAATTTACTTATTTGATCTACAATTCCCTTTTCTAGATTTGTTAATTCAGGATTTGCTTCTGTTCTTTGTGCCTTNCCGGCTTTTGCAAATGATGATGCTGCCATTGATTTGCGTTTAAATTTTGTTTTATCTTGTGTTGCCGGTGACGGCTCTTCTTGTTCGTTCAGGGCGCCAATGATGGCCTCTTTTATATCACTTTTTTTAATCTTCATTTGGGCGCCATCCTCCAAGCCATCTCTCTTCTCGTCCTTCTACGTACTTAACATAACAATTATTGCAGCAATCAAACTTAACAAGACAAACATTGTCTATTGCTTTCCTTGCAGAAGCCCCACAAACAAAACAGTGTAATAATATTTCTCTATTAAGTAGTTTTTTTGATACCTTTATACCGTTAATATCAACTTTCTCATTTGCTTCTTCGTTTTTCTTATGTTTTTGATATAGCTCTCTCATCTGCTTGAGGTATTTTTTTTCTTTGGTCTCGTCCCAATTCGCTTTTGGATTGGCAATTGCTTCGGGTCCATACTTTTCTGCTATTGCCTTCTCTATCGCGGCAATATGATTTGTGTCTTTATCTTTCATCGAAAGCCTTATATGCTCCATATGTGACCGCAGTTCCAACTACGACCCCGCCGATAAACCACCAAGTTTTATTACGCGGAGATGTCTTTTTTAATGATTTTACAAGTGCTTGAATTTCCCTATCTTTATGTTTGATAAACAAATCATATTCTTCCGTGCGTGCCTTGTGTTCTATATTCAGAGTTTCTAATACTAAACGATGTTTCTCTTCTTGTTTACCTAATTCGTATCGAACTCGATTGTCGCATGCTGGGAGAAAGCGATCATACCCTGATAATACTTCGGCTGTGGCTTGTTTACTAAGCAGGACGCCTTCGAATGGTGCGCATTGCTTGTGCCCCAGAATAGTAAACTGAGACCGATCGGCGTTTGCCGTTAAGGTGAGCGCAAATAACAAATTAAGGAGAAACATATTTCAATCCAAGCGTGGCCTCTATATCTTTAATTAGTCCTTCTTTGTCTTCGCTGAATTTTCTGCCGTATTNTCGCGTCTTTCTTTCTCTTTCTTCATCTAAGTCTCGAAGNCTGGTCTCATAGTCTGCCTCTATTGAAGCGAGCCTATCAAGATAGCTCTCCATAAGCAATTGCTTTTCGTGCATCTCTTGTTCATGGATATCTTTTAATCCTTCGATCTGTGCTTCTGTGGATTCTATTCTTGTCTGATATGCGGTTTCCATCAGGTGGTAGTCATATCGGGTCTTCAGTACCACAACTAGAAGAAGCAATACGATTAATATTGCTTTCCAGTTTTTTAAAACAAATTCTAAAATTTGTTTTTTAATCATTGTGTCCTCGCAATCTAGCAATACCGTCAATAATTGTTTGACCGCCAATGTAAATTGCCGAAATAATTACCCAATCTTCACTGACGACATGTCCCGTGAATGTGAGTGCCGTTGCTGTTGTCCACACTAACAGCTTGCGAGATGTTAATTTCGATAGCCATGTGTCAACAAATGCTTTTGTTGTTTCCATCATTCTTTACTCCTGTTTTGTTTCTTTACGCTCTTAATACATTTCTCATATTTCTCTTTATCTTCTCGCCCAACTGATGCTGTACAGATTGCCCAAGGATTATTTTCTCTTTCTTCTAAATTCTCCAAAACAATTGTGCGCACCATGTCCAACACTTCTACTGGATTCAGACCACCTTCTTCGTCGCCTGTCATATAAAGCATCGCCTTCTCAACGAGACCCATAACTTTTCTTAGCTTTTCAAATGCTGCTTCCTCTGGGCGCGGGTCATCCATGGTGAATGACCCGCCACCAATATTAAGCGCTTCTTCAAGCTCTTCTTTGATGATCTGCTTAAGTTGGGACTTGGTGAGTTTCATGATCTCGTTCTTGCATTATCTCTTATGTCCCTTGCAACCTGTTC